CTTACGCTGCCGGTGTCCTCGGAGAGATCGAGCCCTTCGCTGAAGGGTACCGATTCGATTACCGTATCTTCAACCGCAAGTATCTGAACGACCCGCCGCAGGAAGTGACAGTGTGGCGCAGCCAAGGCCAATGGTCCTGGCTCGTAGAGCAAGTGACAAGAATGGTTAAGATGGTAGAGTCCAACCTTGACGAGTGGCCGGTCCGTGACGACCACGCTCTCTGCGGAGAGAAGTGGTGTCCAGTCTGGGCGCAATGCAAGGGTTCATACATGGAACATCCGACGTGGGCGTAACATGACAGTCAACAGTAAAGGAACAGTGATGACAGACCAAAAGCACCGCAACCGTGAGAAGCGTATCTGGCGCAACCGTAAGACCAGAGATGCTGCCGACCGGGAGATTGACCGACTGTTGGAACAGTACGAAAGGTCCAACGAACTGGTCCGCAAAGACCTCCAAGAAGTTTTGTGAAAAACTTTGCCAAGCTCGCCGCCGCCTTAACCGCAGGGTGGATTATCGGAGGGGTAGTCACAATCGGCTACGCCATGCGGAACCTGTACAGCGAAATCAACACGAAACGAGTGAAGTAAATGTCCGAAGAAAACACCACCAAGATCAGCGTCCGGTTCGAACGGAAGCTCGACCTCGGCTCCTACCAAAACACGACTGCATCGGCATGGGTGGAAGCAAACGTGCCGGAAGGCGACGTTGCTGCAATCTCCAAGGCCCTGGGCGATGCGTTCGGCCAGGCAAAGGCTGCCGTCTACGACGAGTTGGGTATCGAAGTTTTGATGGACGACGCAGGTGTCATCCGTGAGAAGTTTGCCCCGGCAGTCACTACCACCCAGTCGGGTGGGGAGCGTGCGGCACGTCGTGCCCCTGAGAACGGCGGCCTTGGGGCTTCCGGAGGGTTCGACACGAAGGGGTTGGAGGTTGCTCGCATCGAAGACATGACACAGGATATTCCTGACGACATCGTTGCAGTCTGCGCCAAGTACGGTGTGACGAAGGTGTGGGCGAACTCTGGCAAGTACGGCCAGTTCTACAAGGAGCATGTTGCGAAGGATGAGACGCCGAAGGTTGGCGTTGACGATCAGGGACGTACTCTGATCCTCAAGCCCGGTATGTGAGTTAAGCGTATGACGGGGGCCGCACAATCCGGTGCGGCCCCCCACTGGTTGCCAAGCTGAAAGGGCTGTGATGCCTAACCTTGAAATTGTTGAGCAAGCGTTTTTTGAAAAAGTATTGACCATCCCCGACCCCTACGACCCTCAACGCAACCGGCACCGGTTCGTGGCCTGGGCGAGTAAGCTGGACGAAGAATACGGGGAAGCCAAAATCCTTGCCATCTGGAACCCGAACGATCACCGGGGCAAGCCGTATAATCTGGTTCTGTCGCTCGCATCGAACGGCAAACATTATCCGCTCATCGACTGGGACTTGCCGACCAAGCCAGAAGCCGACTCGCACGGCCTGGCCGGTAGCTCACAGAACATCTGGTTCCGATCCGGTAGCGGGAACTGGCACGGCTACTGTAACGGCTACGCCGCCAGCTTCTCCATTGCCTGCCGGATAGCGGAGCACCCCGTCGTTGACGACACCGCCAACAAATATGCCTTGCATGTGAGGAAGCAAGGGTACGCTGCGCTGCGTCCGCCTTGGCTACCGAAAGGCGGGCTAGGAGTCCCGTGGGTTCCGAGAGCTGACGACGCACTGCCGGACGGATTCCTAGACGGACTCACACCGCCAAAACCAGAACGTGACGCATGGGAGGAACTGTTCAATGACTGACAACTTGGAAGAACGAATAATGGAACGCATCAACCTGTTCGAGGAAGAAGGCGTCAGCGAATACCGCCCGCTCGATGACGAAGTAGACAACTACATCGACTTCGCCAAGCACCCGGAGCGCCGGGTGTACACAGGTATCGCAGCCATCGACGCACAGACCAGAGGGTTGGCACCTTCTGAACTGTTGATCGTGTCAGGGTTCGCACACAACGGCAAGACGGTACTGACCGTCGAAATAATTTTGGCAAACGAAGGGGCCAACTGTGTGTTCTTCACACCAGACGAAACCCGCACTGTAGTTTTGGCAAAACTTTCGTCCGCACTCTACGGCGTGTCGGCCGAAGAAATCGAACGACGGCTGGCAGCAGGCGACGAAGATACCATAGACATGCTGCGAACCGTGGCAGCACGGTTCCGAAACCTGGCAGTCTACGACGACAACGCAACACTCCACTCGATGGACAAAGCAGTAGACGACGTGACAGCGGCATGGGGTGCGCCACCCAAGTATGCGATCTTTGACTATGCCGACCTTCTCTCATACGACGGGGATGTCATGGCAAAGATTGACGAACTGAAG